ATTTCAACAGGTTATCTACCCATTCTCGACCTTTTCTTATTAGTTGTATCTTATATTTTCTATTATCAAATAACGCATCTGTAGATACCATCCATATAACACCACCATTAACAACACCACAAAGACCTATAGGAGCATCATTATCATCAGCTATTGCCATATTTACCTTGCTGCATAGATATGTAAATTGTAAAGCCTGTAACGGTTCTTGTCCTGTCTGATAAAAGGCTTCCAATTTATCTACTTCTCTTAAATTATTAGCAACATATTGCAGATCTTTAAAAGTAGCTTTTCTTAAATATCCCATCTATACCCTTCTACTTCTAATGTGAAATCTTGCTTCATATTCAGCACTGTTTAATCTGGTAGGTAGGAACGTATTATTTTTTACGTCAATATTAACTCTATCTGCTCTACTCATTACTGGCACTCTAAATGTTCCTGTTTCTAAATTTACTGTACCAATAGAACTTGAAGCTGCACCTAAAGATGTACCAGTAAAATTATGTGTACTTGTATCTCTATTCTCTGGTGTAACTTCGACTTTAAAGAATCCTGAGTCTTCAAACTTTATATAGAAATGATGTAGTTGTAATCGACCACCTATAATTTCACTACCTCCTCCACCTTGATCTGTCAGTCGTTGAGAACTAAACCTATAGTGCATTTCATAAGGCTCACCAATAATAACTTTTGCTGGACTGTTACCAGCCGTTTCATAATTACCTGTTGCTGTAACAGTTGTAGTAGAACCATCAGTATTTGTTGTAGTGGTAGATATAACCTGACCTGGTTTTAAGTCCACTGCACTTGTATTTGGTGTGGCAATAAATTTACTTTCTTCACCTGATGCCAGATGTCTTCCTACAACAGACATCGCTGCGTACGTTTTATATGGCAAAGTCCATGTTGTTTTATTAGTGCTACTGTTAAAAGATACTGATACCCCTGTTGAAGCTTCTGTTAATTTATGATCTAAATGAAATTCAAATGTAGAATTACTTTCTGCAAACCCTGGTTCAAAAGGTAACTTTTCTAGTGATACTACATTATGACTATTTCTTACTACTAAAAATAAATCAGCATCAATAAAATCTACATTTAATATAGTTCTGGATGAATTAAATATAAAAGTAGACCAAGCATTTAATATCTTCTGTCCTCTGTCTCCATATAACCATCTATTGATATACAACTTATTTGGATTATCACTACCTAGTAAAACAAGAACATCCTCATTAGTGGATATTGCCATTTTAAATATATTGGCTGGTATGTATTTTGGTACATGAATAGTTATATCTGCTGCATCTTTTATCGCTAAATCTTCTTGTGCTATATATTCTCTGACACCAGCAAACAAACCTTTTTTTATAAGAAAGTAAATACTTCTACCACTGGAAACAGGAATACTACCAGTATCATTTTCAAACTCAGTTGCTACGTTTACGTTTGCTGTCTTTGGTGTTAATGAATCTGATGAAGAGGATAAAATAAACTGTGTCTGATCGGAAAACAATATCAGTTGTTCTCCCATTGTCTTTGCATTTTTTAGTATTGATACTTTTGTATGTGAAGCTGCTACATCTATAGGATCAGAATCAATTACAGTGGTTACTGTTTCTGGAAAGAAGTTAAAGAACTCTGATACACGAGACAAGATAACATTATCATCAGATAGAAAACCTAATCTGTTTCTGAAGAAAAGAACATTATTAATTTTATTACCAACAAAGCTAGGGTTTGGTGCAGAATCTGAATCACCAACGGTGCGTTCTCCCCATAATGGTAGCTTGAAAGTTGTGCCATTTACGGTGTAAGTTCCACCATCAATTCTTGCAAATATAAAATTATTATCTGATTTTCTAATCAGGACATGGGGCATGGTGTCATAATTAAATTTAAATTTAATACCAGGCTTGACAGTCTCTTCCCACTGCCCTTCTTCAAAATCTCCTCCATTATTAGAAACAAACTTCACAAAATAATTATCAAAATTAGTTGTGTCATCACCTTTTACTTCCACTACATAACCATTAGGTGACACCGTAGGAAGATCACTAAATCTTTGTACAGATTCTTTTATAAGTGTTATCTGACTATTACCTTGAGTATCATTACTATCAATAGTAAAAGAACCTCCATCATTTTTTCTTATCCATAACACAGGACCATTTTGACTGATGGTAAAACCAGACAAAGCAGAACCTGATGTTGGTGTTTGACTATTAGTACCTAATAACTTCTGTAATATTTCAGTGGCAACTCTAGTCGTACTTAAAGGATCATGGCTACTTGTATCTACTGTTGCAGTTGTACTGTTTACTGTAACTGTATAGCTGGTTTTATCTGATACTTGGTTAAAGAATACTACTGCCTGATGTTCTAAATCTACCTGTTGACCATTTAAAGTGTCTTGATTATACGGACTTAAAGAAGAATCCATTGCTATTAACTTTGATGTATTAACAACAAAGGTAAAGTCAGCAATAGTTACAGTTTTTATTTCATCTCTTGGATTTGTTGTAGCTAGATATGTTGTTCCATCTGGTGTATCTACATTCCTCGGAGTGCCATCTATGTCATAAACTTTAACAGCACCGTTTGTAAAAGCAGCAACATATCTTTCTGTTATATCTCTATTTATAGTATGAAGATGTACATTAGCATCAGTAGGAAAGTTAGCAAGAGTAGATATATATTGTGTACCACTACGTTTCTGTAAACCCTGTACAGGACTGCTATCAGCATTATCCTGTATATCACAGTGGTCTGCTTGTTTTGTAGAATCTGAAGCTTGTGAAACACCTCTGAGCAATGTTGGTATTGCTCTTGATACTATTGCCATAGTTACCTAATTAATGCGTTAGATGGTGAGTAAGTACTGAATACACTTGTTAAACTTGGATCTCCTCTTAGCAAGTTATGATCAGCATTACTTAGATCTGTTTCCATTAATATAGCTCTTGCTCTAATCTCATCCTGTTGTGTATAAGTCCTTAAGGATTCATCTCCTACTAACCTATCAACAAATACTCTGGCAGCTTTTATAATCACATATTTTCTTGCAGGTTCTGGTATCTCATCAAAATCTCTTAAAAATACAATTGTGCAGGTAAGATCTTCATCAAAAGTAAATACATGTTTCTGTCTGTTATATAACTTCAGACCTCTTTGTATGGCATCTACGTCTGGATGCTGATGAATATTAGGATCTACTACTAATACATTGTTAGATAAATTAATGTTGTTACTACTATCTCTACTTAAGACAACATCTATTTCTGTATTAAAAGACCAACCTTCTGATTGAACTTCTTTATTTATTTCAGCCAGTGTAGTCTGTGCTGTCTTTGCATCAACAGGTAATGTACCTGTCAATGTATTAATAGGTGCTTCTCCTATAGCAGCCAGCATAATGTTGACAGCTTCAAGTTCAGTGGTTGCAGCTACAGTCATGGTTTAATACTTTTTTATTTTAAGTGAATCTCTTCCACCTTTTTTCTTTTTCTTCTTCATCTTTCCGTAAGCCATAGTGTCCTCCATTAAGCTTTTTTAATTTTAAGTGATTTTCTATCTTTTTTCTTTTCCACTCTTTCAAGAATTATTTGAAACATTCCTTCGACAGGTTCTTCTTGTTCAATAAAACGCTTAGCTCCATCTCTAGTACCAAAAGTACCTTCAATAATGTCATTGTTTTTATTGAGAACTTTATATTTAAATTTAGACATAATTTTAGTTAAGAAAAAGAGTACCCAGTTTACTGAGTACCCTTTATGTAAATTAAGAAGCAGATAACTTGATTGTAGCTGCACACTCAGGTCTTAGAACTCCATGACCTAAAGCATACTTAGCAACCATCAATGTACCTTGATACATGATGCCATAGTCCTGACCACTTATCTCAGTAGTCATATCCATCAACTTCACAGTACCAACTGCTGATTTATGGAAGACAAGACCAATAGTTTTACTATCGTCACCACTATATGTGTTGTTAGCACCTGATGGGTTTGATCCTACATTTGACTGAGGTACGTTGTTAGACATCATGATAGGGATGCCAGCAACTTGCTGTACACGACCAGAAGCAAATGAACCATTACCACCTGGGTTAAAGTCTACATCTACTGTTCTTGTAGCAGACTCAGCTAATTTGTAATACTCAGCAGGTGGTAATACACAGAAACGATCTGTTGGAGGAATGTCTCTTTCATCAAATGTCTGTGCAATATCATAGATAGCTGCTGCTATCTCATCACCAGTAACATCAGAAGAAGCTGTATTACCATTAGCAAGTGTTAATACAACACCGCCATTACCACCACTAAGAGTAGTGGAAGCTCTGGAAGCATTTGCTATAACCTTCGCTACGTTCTGGTCATAAGTACGAGCTAAAGCCTTACCAAGTTCACTTGCATAAGTTGCCCTTACGTCATAATGATTCTTCAATTCATCTAAATTGCTGATGAATGATTGTGCAATTAAAAGATCATCAATAGAAATAATCTTCTCATTTGCCTTGATCTGGTTTGCCCCTACCAGTGGGTTGCCTGGTGTGTGATAAGCCGCAGTCGCTGTTCCTAATACTGGGAACTGTGCTGATTTACCACTTGTGATTGTACGGACAGAATGTAGCTGCTCATTGAAGATATTGTTCTGAGCAAAAGAAGTAAGAACTTCTCCACTGAACACCTTCAAAAACAGAGCATCAAAGTCTGTTCCAGTATTGTTCACCAAACCAAGGCGTGAAACTGTGGCGTTAGCCATAATTAAATTCCTTTAGTTAATTGAAAAAATTGAGAAACTAACTTCACTACTGTCTGTTCTCTCAAGTGTTATCTGACGCATCAGGCACTATTGATATTAAGATTTT